CGGCGACCACCGAGATCTACACTTCTAGCTTCGTCGGCAGCGTCAGATGTGTATAAGAGACAGATCTATAACCTTCTTTATAACTGCTTCCTCTTGTATTAAAACATTTATTATATCCATGAATTGTTTAGTGGTTACATTGTCTTCATGTTCTCTATTATAAACTCTCATCAAATAAGTTATTAAAGCTTCTTGTTGCATATAAGGTTCTTCTATCATATAAGTATCATCTAACATACTATCACTCCTTACATATTGCTTAACACATCTCTCATGTTATCGCATATATCCTGTGCTATCCTTTTACCTTCTAGTCCGTTACTTATTCTTCTTATTCTAAATTCTCCATTAGATAGTTGTACTATTTCTTCCCTTGGTTCATCACCGTATAATATTCTATCTATATCTTTCTTGCTATCTATAAACATATCAAACAACTCTTTAAACTGTTCTGCCGTTATACTATCGACTATATGGTTATCTGTGTATAGGTCTAGCATATAACCTAATGCTTGGTTATATCTTTGGTCATATTCCATTGTTCTCACCCCTTTATATTATCTTAATAGTAAGTACCCTATTATCATTGTATATAATGTCATACTCTTCCATTAATTGTTCTATTAAACCGAATGCATTTAATCTTTTAGCATCCAAGTTGACACTTGTTACTCCATTATTACACGCTTCTCTTATCTCTTTGTTTATATAAGCTATGCACTCTTTTATGTATATTTCTTTCACTTTATCTTTTGTTAACAAATATTCTGTTCCTGGTAGGTTTGGTCGTGGTCTTGTAGCTGGTATTACTTTTGGCACTTTTTCTCATCCCCTTTTAATTGTCTAAGTCTTTTGTTATTTCACTTACAAAATTTATAACCTCTGCTTCTTCTATGAAGATACAAAGCATATTAATAAATTGTTCTGTGGTTATAAAATTATCATTGTGCTTTTGAGAATATTTCTTCATTAAATATGTAATTAAAGTCTCACATATATTATTCATATCTAGCCTCCTATTTATATTCTTCCTTATATCTTTGTACTATCTTAAATAAATAAGCTTGCATAGCTAACTTATCCTCTTTACTTTTCTTATAAGCTGTATGTATTTCTGCATGTGTATTGTACTTTTTACTACTACTAACATATATTAAATTGTTTATATCATATACTCTGTTCTTATCCTCTTTTACTTCGATTATATGATGGGATAAATTGCCTGCAACTATTCTATCGTATTTATATAGTTGATATATATCTAACCCATTAAATTTATTTTTACATTGTCCCGTTAGCTTTAACCACCGTTTGTCCCTATATATCTTTGTGCTTTCCTTATCCCTGTTGTATAGATCATACTGTCTATTTCTTGACTTGTTTCTTTGCTCCTTACATTTGTTTATACAATCTTCCATATCATAAGGTACTTTAATACCACAGTAAGGACATAATTTAAATAACATTTATATCTCCTTTAAAATAAATACATATAAAAGAAAGCAGTAGATATTACATATAATATCATTGCGACAAAACTACCTGTTCTGTTTGCTATTGTCTTTTCTTTTATTGTGCCGTTTATATAATATAGCAAATTAAGTATGTTGCACATAAAGCCTATCCATGCTAATATTCTCATTTAACTCCTCCTTGATTTCTAAACAAAATAAAATGGACACCTGTTACAGTGTCCATATATATGAATATAATCTCCTAAACTATTTTAGGTAAGTAAAAGCACTTAACATATTTACTTATGCTAAGTGCTTTAAATTTATCATTCAATTTCAATTTTATTTAAGTATTCGCAATGTGGGCAGTATACTGTTACTTCTTTAGGCATCTTATGTCCATCTTTCTCTTCAAACTTTAACACTTGTTTAACCGGGACTTTATCAGCAGGAATTGCCTCAACAACAAAACTACTACTGCCCATATCCTGAGGTACTTGATGAAACCATTCAAATTCTTTTTTGCAATCTTGGCACTTATGTTTCTGTTCAATATGCATAACATCGCCTCCTTCCAATGTAATTTTCTACATTTTAGGAAGTTTTCCTTCTTTTTATAACATTTAAGCTATTAATTTCTGCTGTGGAAGATAACTTAATTCTACAAGTAGCTTACACTTACCTTTACATATTTGATATATATCTTTATAGTAAGTTCCTTTTTCTACTTCTTCTATTATTACGTGTTCTATTAAGTTTTCTAAGTTATATATTACATCTAATATCCTTTTGGTAGCTTTATCTCTACTCTTAGCTGGTATACACACACAACTATTTACTAATTTACTATAAGTCATATATAGTTTACCCGCATTTTTACTTCCTTGTGATATTGCTAAAGGTATTAACTTAGTCATTATTACATCTGTTTCGTCTCTTCTTGCTAATTTACCTTTTATCCTAGTTTCTTGCCATTCACTAGATAGCTTTTCTCTAATAAAGTTCTCCATAGCATTGAAAGCTTGTATATATTTTAATTTCCAATCTAGAGCTTTCTTACCTGTGAACCCCATAACAAGTAAACTAAATCCATCTCTAGTTAATAAGTATTCCTTATATCTTTGATTGTTTTGCTCATGTATATATTTACTTTGTATAAAATAATTCTCTGCATGGGTGTCCTCAATTTTGTGGAGACCCTCAATTAAGTTTTCTATATTTCTTAATACTTGATCATGTCTTTTTTCAAATCTTTCAGCAACTATTCTACTGCTTACTACAGCTTTATTATTTTTATTTGTTATCCCTAAGTTTATTAAATTATTCATAATATACCTCCCAAGAATTTATTTATCTAGGAGTAGTGGGAACTTACCCCACTATTCTTTTCTCCTAGGAGGTGGCAGGTTTTTGTCCTGCAAACCTAAAAATGCATATAAAAAAAGACACTCGTTTGAGTGCCTAACTTTATCTTATTTATATATAATCTCCTATACTTTTATAGGTATGTAAAAACACTTAGCCAGTAGTTGGGGATAATAACTACTATGGCTAAGTGCCTTTTATACATATACACAATATATTATATTTTTTTATTTTTGCAGTTGCCTTTTGTACGATAAGACCCTGCTATTTCTATACTACTATTATAACACAGTTAATCTGTTGGTTTGTCTGAAATTAGTCTGAAATTAGTCTGAAATTTGTCCGTACTTTTTTACTTTATTATTTCATTCCACGCCATTATGTTATTTACTAATTCTTTTCTTTTATCATAGGCCACACTTCTACACATTCCCATTTCTGACCCTACTTCTTCAACACTTAGTTCTTTACCATATTTTAATTCTATAAATCTTTTATCCTCTTCATTTAGCATTTCTATATTGCACTCTATAGAACTGCTTTCCTCCTCTAGTTCTGCTATATAAGATTTTATATTTAATATCTGTTGTTGTTTATCTGTTTTTTCTTTTTCTAAGTTTTCTATAGCTTTTACAATAGCTCTTTCTGCATAGCTTATACCTGTACTTGAAGTTTGTACCCTTTCTCCACATGGCGTAGCCTGCAAATCATAATCTATTCTTACATTAGTTTTTTTAATATCTTCTTCTATTTCTTCAATTCTTTTATTTAATATATTTATTAAATTATGTTTATGTTGTATTATTTTACTTTTTTTAAAATAGTTATATAACATTCTTTCTGTCTTTCTAAATGTTTCTTTGTCCATCTAGTCCCTCCTTATACCGCAAACATCTTTTCCCTTACATTTTTTGCAATTATACCCGCATATTATTCTAGGTTCTTTCTTTACTTTTCTAACCGCTAAACCTATTGTAATCCCTATAATTATTATACTATAGGCTATTGCGCAAATCATAAGGATCACACCCTTCTCGCTTAATTTTTTTCTGTTTTGCGAGTTGTCCTTGTGACATTTTCATCCTTATTGCTATTTGCAAATCCGTTAATTTTTTTTCTTTAAGCACCTTATATAATTCCCAATCTACTGGCTTCCTTTTTCTCCCCACTTTAAAACCTCCTAACCATACATAAAAATCCATCTATAACTTCTATTTTGTAATCTTTCTCATACTTTTGTGTTAATCTAATCTTTTCTTTAAATTTATCGTATGGTATAGTAGTAGCCCTTAAAACCCCTATTTCCATATTTACCCCCCTTTAAATATCTTGTTGGATTCTTAATATACTTTGGTAGCCACTTAGTTCAACTTGTAAACTTTGTAACATTTGTTTATAAGCTTTATATTCTGTTTCCGCTAAATCTCTGCTGAACTTTAGCTCTGCTATATTTCCTCTTGCTATATCTGGAATAAGTGTTGTTTGCACACCTTCTGTTCTTAGCTTAATTATTTCTTTTGCTAACTCTAATCTGTATTGTTTTTCTGCTTCTGAATATTTTCGTGCCATAGAAGTTAAATTATTAATATTTTTATCTATCTTTTGGCTAGTGTTCCATATAGCTTTTGTTAGTGTTTGTAGCTCCATTTCTACACCTCTTCCAATTCTACTGTTACCCTTGGATTTTCACTATACCACTTACTTATACAGCAACTTACCACTTGTTTATCATCCCCATAAGCTAGATCATTCAAGCTATCTAAAATAATCTTGGCTATATTGTCTACATCTGGTTTTTTAGTTGGTCTTTCTATTCCTAGCAACATATAATTTTTCTTTATCTTGCTTGTATTTTTAGGTATTGGATAATAAGCCATTATGCTAGCTGCAATTTTTCCTGTAAGCTTTTCTCCCTTGCATTGTTGTTGGTAACATAGTTTTACCCAATTCTCATAATTAACTGTCTTATCGGGTGTGTATGTGTGTCCTATTTTACTATTAAACCTCGGTCTTTGCTTTCCCATTGGCTTCCCATCTATAACTATCTTCAAATTTGTTTTACCTTCCTTCCATAATTCTTTTTCATAACTCTATCCATGTTGTAAATTGTGTGCATTATATAATCATCTTTCTTTTGTCTTTCTCTATCTCTTCTTCTTTGTTGTAAAAGTATATAAGTTTTCTCTGCCTTTTTGTTTGTTATCCATATTAGCCCCCTTACAAAACTCGTTTACCGCCCATACAAGCGATTATTATATCTTCTCTAGCAAATACACCATTCTTTTGTTTTATTAGCTTAGAAAGGCTTTTAACTGCATTTGTAGATATTTCTAGCTTGTCCTTTATTTCTTCTATGCTATAAAAGTCTTTATTGAAGGTATCTTCTAACCAATTTTGAAACTCTAGTTTTAATTGCTTATTTAATTCTTTTCCACACTTCCCATGAACACCAAATTTTTCCCTATGATGAGCTGAACAAAGATAAACTAAGTTCTTTTTACATTTAATTAATGCTCTACATTCTGACCTATAGATTCTATGATGTGCTTCCGAGTTAGGTCGCCCACATATTACACATTCTTTCATATCTAGTGCTCCATTTCTTTGAAATCTAATTCGTGTACTATTTCCCATAAAGAAAAACATTCTTCTAATAAATATCCATCTTTGTTTTGTATTGCACCATCTTCAATAAGTATCCAATGTTCCCATTGTAGCCATTCCCTTGTTTTGCTTGTTACTATATATTCTTTTAATATATTTTCTTCTTTTAAAATATCATTAATTTTCATATTAACCCCCATGTATTACCGTTTTATTACTCTAGTACACTATAGGTATAAAAGTGCCTAGATATATACCTATAGGTACTTAATATATTTGAATTACGTCCTAATTTATTGGGCTAATAGAATGTACTAAAAACAATTCTATTAAATTATTTTTTATATCCAATATGCTAATATCTTTCTGTCTATTTACATATGTTTTCCCTTTATATTTCAAAGGCTTATTTACTATTTCTTCAATAATATGGGGTTCTTTAAAATCTATATATTGAACAGTTATCTCTAATTCATTAGCTTTAATTATTGTTCCTGGTATAATTTTTTCTTCATCTCTACTTTTAAAATAAACTATATCTCCGACTTGCACTCTTCTCACTCCTTCACAATTAATTCATTTCTGCTATTTGTATTACGCCTTAATCCCATTTAATTTTTTGACCACATGTACCACAATATAAATCTTCTACAAACATAGAACAATTAGGGCAATACGCTATTTTATCTGTATAAGGATAATTAGGTTTTTGAGGTATTTGTTTTTCACATAACTTTTTAATTACATTCTTTTTAGTAATAGACACTTCTCGCCAGCAATCTATTGTTCCTAATATACTTTCGCAAATACATTTTAAACTCATTACATACCCTCCGATCTTTGAATTATTATATTAAGCATTCATCTATTAATGCTAAAAATGGTTGTTTACCATTAATACTTTTTTCAATATCTTCTTCAATATCTGATTTACTTAACTCTCCATTCATTGCATTTATTACCCTTTCTAATGCTTCATCTTTTGTAAGTTCCAAAGGTTCTCCATCATTATCTTCTATATTGCAAACTGTTTTCTCATAATATTTAATAGCCTCTTCCTTTGTATTTGTACCTATAAGTGCATAATATTCAAAGTCATTAAACTCATAAAATTTCATTTTTAATTACCTTCCTTTCTCTTTGCATTATGAACTACTTGGTTTCAACAAACACCAAACCATTATTATCCTGGAAAGCTATTCCATGCCCCATACTTGTTGCCTGTTGTCCAGTTAGCTCGAACTCATAATTTTCTATAGCTTTTAATATTTCTTTTTTACTCCAATCAGCCCCAATAAGTGATATATTCCCATCTCTGAAAGTATGGATATAATCCTTATCTGGAAGCATTTTTAAAACTTCCTCTTTGGTTAAAACACACCTTTTACTATTGTCTGTTTCTGAATAAATCTCATTTACACCTTTTTCAAAATCTACACATCTTCCAGTGTTATCTATACTAATCATTTTTTTGTTCATATTCTTCATACAACTATCTTCAAAGTAATGTTTGCAATTACTATTTTCACAATGAATTAACATCTTATCCCTCCTATTTTTGAATTGTGAATCTAATCTTGATATAGAATTTTCTTACCAGTTACTTTTGCATATTCTAATTCTGCTCTGGCTCCTCTACTATCTTCCCAATTATTTAACATATATATTGAATCGCATTGATCTATCATAGATGTGCAAATAGGCATATATGCTTCATACGGAAACCCTTCCGGTAAAATACTAGGATTCATGCAAATATATCCTTTTTTCTTTAATTTAGTTTCTGCCTTATCAAAATTCTTTTTATAATCTTTTAATCCATTTATTTTCCCAGCAATATAAATTTTCATCTTTTTACCCTCCAATATTTGTAATGCGACATATCTTGTTCATATACATCAATAGTAATTCTTTTTAACCCATTGTCTAAATGAATCTATCTTTACAGTTCTTTCTGTATTTGTATCGTCTATATAACGCACTTTCGTACCATCTGACGTTTCAAGTACATCAAGTACGGTTCTGGAGTATCCTTTAAAGTTCTTATATACTCCTCCTTTTACTATATCTAATGGTTTTATAATATACTCAACACCTTCTAATTTAGCCATCTTGGTATCTCCCTTCCTTATTGCATATAAAATTCAAATTGTGTATTACTCTTCATATTCTATAAATATATCTTCACTATCCCCTTCACTATCTAAGATTATATTTTCATAACCTTCACTTATTCTCATCATAAGTATTTCAAAATCATTTAAATATCTTAAACTTCTTAAATCTGTAGTTTTCATATATTGACTAGTATATTTACTGCCTTCTTCTGGTTTCCATGCATGTATGCTAAATTCAAATTTTAACTTTTCATCTTCTTCACATTCAAATCTAACCATAAATGTTTTATAACTGCTCCATGTTTCACTAACTTCTTCAACATCAAAACTTGTAGTAATATATGCACCACCGCAATCAAAATCTAATTCATCATTATCAATTTCGGACTTACAATATTCATTCCACTCTGAGAAAATATCGCTTATTTTTACCTCTCTTGAACCATCTTCACTTACCATTAAATTCTTAAAATTTTCAAGTAAATTTTTATTTTCTAAGGTGCTACTTTTTAATACATCAGTTAATACACTATCCAGCTTAACAATGTATTGTGAATAATCATAATTTTCTAAATATGGAATCATAACTGATTTTACTTTTTCTTCTACAACCTTTTTTACATCTCCACCCCAACTAAACATACCACTTATTGATTTTTCAATGCACTTTTCTAATTGTTCTGCAATTACTTTTTCTATAATCCCTTTTTCAATCTCCTTTGTAATACAATCCTTTATACTGTTTTCTAAATTATTCATATTAACTTCCTCACTTTCATTTTTTAACTTCACATTTTTACTTCAAATTACGAATTAATTTTTATATTAATCTTTCCTTTACTTTTCCAATCTCTGCCCAATAGCTTCCTGTTGTGTCTATTCAATTCTTTCTTTAAGTCCATACCTTCTGTCTTTGCTTTTGTATCTAACATTCCTACACATACCTGTATTAAGTCCAATATCTCTTCTGTAGTGTTTTCTTTATCATTTGCTATAATTGCTTCCTTAACTTCTTTAAATTCTTCCTGTAGCTTTAGGAGTTCTTGTGGTAATGTTTCTTCTTTATCTAAAATCATTAGGTGCATTTTTCTTCACTCCTACACAATATTAAAATGTTTTTTTAACTCATTTAATTTATTTTCCATTTCTTTCTTATTACTTGAATCTCTTTTAAAATAAATCTTATGCTTTTTACTTAATTCTATTTTTTCTTTCTCATTTCTCATTTTTGCAGAATATCTTTGCATTTCTTTTACGTCTAAATTATTTTTATCTATAAAATCAATGACATGTTTGTAAATTTTTAATCTGTCTTTTATTTTTCTCCTCTCAAGTCTTACTTCTTTATATTCTTTTATTAAGTTGTAAGCTTCGCCTTGATTAAATTCTTCGTTTTCAATCTCATGTTTCAAATCACATTCTTTTAAATCGAAATCGTGTACTCTTTCAAAATCTAGTTCATAAACTCTTTTAATTTGTGCTACTGTATCTAAAGCTGTCATAACTTTGTTTATATACTTTTCTCTTGGTTTTGACACTTTAAAAACCTGTGACATAATGCTTTGTTTTATTTCTTCTTCTTCACTTTCTTTAAAAATAAAAGTTAGTTGTAACACTGGAAAGTATTTAATACCTTCTCTTTCTATTAGTTTTATTTGTTTTTTAAATTTTCTCATCATAACCAAATATTTATTCTGGAAAAATGCTTGCATGAAATCTTTATATGGTATATACATATTTTGGTTTTCATACAAAGGCTGTATTATGGTTTCTTTTACTCTTAATTCACTCTTTGATTTTTCTCCCATTTTTCTTACCCCTTAAACAAATTTTCTCATTCTATAATTATTTTCTAGTCCATATTTAAAGATAACTATATTGCTCTTTTCTAAAATCCTTCCTGCTAAGGCTTGATCTAAGTTTATTAATAGTTCTGGTGTAAGTTCACTATTATAAATTGTTGGTTTACAATTAAGATAGCGTTGGTTAATTATAGGTTGTATATGTTTTATGTCCGATTCTGTTAACTCTCCAACTAGTTTCCCATTCTTTACTTTCTCTTTAAACAAATCATCTATTATAAGCAACTCACACTCTGTATATCGCTTTGTTAATTCCATGTAACTTTCATTCATGGTGTTAGCCTTTAACTCTCTCATAGCTTCCTCATATGGCATATAAACAATATTAGTGCATATGCCTTTGTTTATAAGGTTTGCTCCTATTCCTATCGCTAAGTGACTTTTTCCTGCCCCCGGTTGTCCTAAAAAAGCTAAATTATTTTCCTCTTTTGTTTTTATTGTGTTATAATTCCTTATATAGTCTATAGCGACTTCTTTGGCTCTTTTAGTTATGTCGCTATAGTCTGCATATTGGCTTATTTTTTTAACTTTGGATGGGTCTATTCCAAAATGTGCCCATCTTCTTTTAGTTAAATCTTTTTTATAACACTCACATCTTTTTAATCCGTTTTCGCCTTGTACAAAAGTTGTATCTTGGCACTTATTACATTTATAATCAGCCTTCGTATTTGGAGAAGTCATATTTAACTTCATTTTTTGAATTATCCGTTCTATCTCTGTCATTCTGATTCTGTCCCCCTTTCTTTTTCCTATCTTTTGAATATGCCTTTGCTTGGTCTAGTGTCTTAATCCCGTTGCTATTCCAATCCACAAGTATACGTTCTATATATCTCCAGTTTCTAGCATTGTTTGTAGTTGCTATATCTATTGCATATATAACTAATTCATTTCCTAAATCATTACTCCATTGATTTATACCTTCTATTTCTATTACTCCTGGCATAGGGTAAATATTGTTCTGATATACTTCTATTGGATTTACCTCTTCTTTATTATTTATATACTTCTTTTCATTCTTATCATTCTTTTCATTATTGTTTGTGTATACCGTATGGTTTCTTTGTGGTTCTTCTATGGTTTTTTTATGGTCCTTTTGTGGTTTTTTTATGGTTTTTTCTTCTTCTGAAAAGTCTTGATAATCACTGTAATTACTTACTTTCAACGTAGTACCCTTTTTTGATTTTTTTAATTCAATCATTCCATCATCTTCAAGCAACTTTAAAAATCTTCTTACAGTAGTCTTTGATACTCCCCATCTTTCTGCTAATTTTAATTCAGAAGTATGGTGTTCCCCTCTTTCTAATTGCATTAATTCATTTCCTAATAAAAATTTATTATCTTTGTGATTAGCCAGAAGGATAATATCTAACCACCATTTTAATTTTTGTGAATCTTGCCATATCCAATGGTCTTGGATATTTCTATAAAGTTTTATCCATCCTTCAGCCATATTCGTTCCTCCTAAGCAAGATTACTTTTGCAAAAATTCTATTCTATCCTGCAAGCTTTGTATTTGGCTTTGTGCCTGTTCTAGTAATAATTCTTTCTCTACTAACTTTTCATATAATTCGTTGTTTGTATCTTCATCATATAAATTTTGTTCTAAAACTTCATATATCTTTTCAAACAATTCTCTTTGGCTAAATATAGTTAAATCATCTTCAAATAGGTGGCATATTCTTAAAACAATATATTCATCTTCGCTATATAGAGAAACCTCTGAATTTTTATCTGCAACTACTTTTGAGATAGTCATATTATCCCTCCTATAATTCTTTATAGTGCATAATTTCTTTTAATTCTTTGTTAGTTCTACAATAATCACATCTCCCACAACTAATAGGTTTTAATTCACCTTTCCATACCTTTTTAACCCTTTCTATCTTCATAGATACATTTAATAAAACATCTTCTATAAAGTCCGTACCCATCTTTATAACAGCTTTATCGGGTATGTTTTCTTTACTAACTGCAATTATATGAGGATATAAATATTCGCTTGCTCCTGTATAAACTCTTTCTATTTCTGCATATATTGCCATTTGTATGTCATAACCGTAATACTCTATAAAGTTTTGTTTTACTCCCTCATATTCATTCCAATACTTTTGATGTATGGATCTAGTTGTTTTTAAATCAGTAAAACTTTTCATTTTAGGATTATAAATATCTATCATACATTTCCATGGAATACCAAATATTTCAGCTGACATTATGACTTCTTTTTGTCCTTCTCTAACCTTTTGTACTAAATTATCCTTTGATAAAGTTTCTATCATTTTATTTGCTACTTGAAACTCTTTTTTTAGTTGTCCTTTAGTTGCACCTCTAGTTGAATACATTTCTGAATGTTCTTTTTTAAATTCTTCTAATTTACCTTCATTCCATGCATGTACATAACTTCCAACTAGGAAAGCATCTGTTTTATTTTCTTCCCATTCTCCATTTAATGTTGCCATTGTTCTAGCTTCACAACCTCCATATTCTTCTAAGAAGGATTTAAATAAGCTTACTGACATATATTCTTTGTGAATTTCCTTATCAAAATAATTACTCTTGGTTAGCTTCTTCATTTTCTTTCACTTCCTCAAAAGCTACATCTTCAAAAGGTGATGTTTCTTCTCTTATTTCTTCATCTTTTTTAACTTCAAATTCTGATGTTTCTTCATATGTTTTTTGTTGTTCTATACTATGAAACTCCAATTCTACTGACTTTCTTAATCTTCTTATAACTGTTTTCTTATACATTTCTTCTGGTGTTGTAGTCCATGCCTTTGAATATTTTCCTTCCCTATCCTTTTTAGCAAAACCTACTTTTATTTTCTCTACGTCCTCCGCTGACATAGTTTCACACAATAAACCACCATCTTCAAATAAAGCTACTGCAAATACTCCTATGATTTTTTCATTACTAAAAGGTTGGGGTCTGAAGTTTATTGTTGGAATCCCTTTATCTATAACTTCCTCAAATTCATCACCTTCTCTTACTACCTTTGCGTATATATCTTTTATTGGTCTAACTGAATATTGCTTCATTAATTTTCTTTCGCCCTTATAATCAGTTTGAAATTCTAAATGGCATTTCCCAGTTTTATAGTCATTGTATGGTATTGCATAACATTCCTTATTGAAGAAATCTAAGCCTAGGAAAGCTCCTTTAAGCATTGTCCTTGCTACGCTTGTTGAATTACATTTTTCTATGTTTCTAGTATCTTGTAACACTGCCATGCAATTTTGTAAAAACCTAGTTTTATTAAATGTATGTGGTAATGCTTTTGCTTTTGCTTCTAATAAAGCATCTAAATCATTTGCAGTTTTTTGTAATAGTATTGCTTTTGTGTTTTCCATTTAAACCCCTCCTAATGCATCTTTCAGCCATGCAACTTGGTTCACATATTATTTTCCCTTTACCATCTACAATGCAGACTACCGTTTGCATAACATTATAAATACAACCTTTACAATAATTACTCATTACCCATACAACCCTTCTCTATATTTAGTAACAATGTGGCATATACTACTGTCACTTTTATTTAAAAGTTTTCCTAGTTCTTTAGGTGTATAAATCTTTCTTAAATTGTAAATTTCTTCTGCTTCTGCCTTGGTTATCTTCTTTCTTTTATTAATAAAGCCATTTTCATATAGCTCAAAGGCTTCTTCCACTGTGATTTCTTTCATTATCGCAACTGCTAAGGCATACCAATTCTCTAACACACTATCCCCTCCAAATAATGTTTATTAAAAATATAACCGTTGGTGTAAATATTACTGATAAGCAACCCGCATATTTGAATTTTTTAACTCCTTTAAGGTCTACTATTATTAAGAACAACACTATAATTAAACTGTATATAGCTAGGATTAATTCTCCTTTACTTGTCATTTGCTTCAAGTTCCTTTCTATATTCTTCTAGTGCCATATCTTTAAGTTTCTTAGCGTATTCCTCTGCGTCTGCATTACTATATTGAAAAGATTCTTCTATCTGTTTAACTAATTGTTCATATGCTGTCATTTTATTTGTCCCCCTTTTTCTCTTTCATAGTTAATATGCAAATCATACCTAACCCGCTTATTATCCACGCTGGAACTGTGCCAGCTATTAGTCCTATACCTGCTAAGCCTATGATAGAAACACATTTTTCTTTATTCATAGTTAAACCCCCTCATTAATTAAATTTTTGAAAATCTAGCAATGTCTTTACAGAACTCTAATATTTCTGTTGCTCTTATAACGGTCACATTATTTTCATGAAATATTTTCATGATATTTTTAATTATTTCTTTTTCTTCATTTGTGAATGAATGCATTGGCTTATTTTCACTCGCAAACATATACTTATTTACAAAATCAATAAAATCTTTTTCTTTATTTTTACTCATTTATAATCTCTCCTTTTTAATACCCACCTCTTTTATGGTAAAATCTTCTTGAGAGGGGGTGTTTTAAATGTCTAAATTAACGTTTGATTCTTTATTTGGCGATACAGATTTGGACTTTGATTGTCCTAACTGTAACCATAAAATCACTTTTAAAATGAATCATGTAGGCTCTACTATCAAATATCCTAATTGTTCACAAGAAATTGATTTAGAAGGAAATGAAGATTATTCCTATACTAAAACTTCTTTAGATGAATCTTTAAATGAACTAAATGACTTATTGGAAGATTAATAATTTTTAAATTTCTACTTTAAACATACTTGAAATTGAATTGATTTCTTTTTTAAATTCCCTAGTTAAAAACTGAATTCTATTCAATTTCTTTTCCATTTCTTTTTTATCTACACATACTTTTGCCTTTAAAATTTTATTAATTTTTTTCAACTCTTCAATTTCATAATGCTGTATTATTAATTCTCTTGCTTGCTTTAACAATTCTTTTCCTAAATTTGAATTTCTATTTATGTTTTCTTCTTCTAACCATATTTCCATATCATTTAAATGTTTTTTTAGTATTGCATGCTTTTGATTATCCATTTATATTCCCTCCTATACATAATACTTTTCTTCAAAGAACTTCTTAGATATTCTTCCAGCTATTGTAATATAGCCTTTCTTGTCTAATTCTTCATTAAGTTTTTTTATTATTCTATAAGATTGAGTAACGCTTATATCTAATATTTTGGCTACTTCCTTCGCTTTATAAAAACTACTCATTTTAGCACTCCTTTTCTATAGTTGGTAATATCCCGTTTTCTTTTAACAATTCATATAAGAACAATCTTCCTTTTTGTGTCCATTTAGTGTTCATTTTCACATCTGTTCTGCCATCTCTATGTTTGAATGGAATTGTTTCAGAATGTGTGTACCCTTTGCAATGATGTTTACTATATAAAAGCCACTGATTACTTTGCTTGTATTGAACCCCTAAGTGGTGTAATATCTCATTTAATTTTGTACCGCTCATACCATAATCTTTAGCTATTTGAGTTATAGTTACTAATGATTTGTTTAGCAAAATTGTATCTGTATAGTCTGCTTTTGGTTTTAACTCACTAATTATTTGTTTTTGTTGTATAGTTTCTAGTTTGAAATTCTCAACTCTCTTGTTTGCAATTTCTAAAGCTCTTTTCATTATCATTTCTGGACTATTCCATGCTTTTTCAATTTGTAAAAAATATTGCCTTGCTTGTCTACCTTTTTCATTTCTTTGTATCATTGCTATTTCTTTTGCCATATCTAGCTTAATAGCGTGGTCTTGAATTGTAGTAGTAGGATTTTTAGGATTATTGGTTACTCTTTTTTGAGTAACTAATACAAAATCAACATTTTCAACAAATCCATAGCTTATCATTCTTTCAAACCAATCATTGTATCTTGTTTTAACTTCTAAAAACTCATGTAATTCTCTACCACTAATTACTACTTCACCATTTTCATTTTGGTTAACTGGTATAAGTTGTTCATTTTTAAATATCTGTATTTCTGTTGCTACTGGTGTTTCATTTCCTATAGTTAAATTTATTTTTCTCATTTACATATCCCCTTCCATAAGTGCTTTTGCTAAGTCAACATCTAATTTATCACTAAATTTTTTTAATGTTGCTGGAAGTGGTATCCTTCCATTTTCGTAATGTGCTATAGACCCCCTGTCTGTTTCTAGCAGTCTGGCGAATTCCTTTTGTGTCATTCCTCTTTTAAGTCTTTCATACTTTAATGTCTTACTTACTGTCACTTTCTAACTCCCCTTCCCTTATTTCTTTTTGTATTTGGAGCAACTCAATTATTAATTCTTCCATGTGTAATCCCCCTTTATTTTTACTTCCCTCTGTATTTAACAGGCTTGGGACTGTCACTCTCGTGGCTACATTAAAACATTTGGTTTGGCTCGCTGAATGCTTAACTTCTCCACCCTTCTTTTGTAAGTTATCTTTTGTTTTCAATATTAAGTTGTCAAGGAACATTTGCAAGGATTGTTCCTCCCTTGCTACAATTCCATTATATATGCGCGCACAATAACGCGCAAATGGTTGTACAAGCATATTGCAGTAAATAGACTAAATAGCTAGATAATGCTAGATAATGCTAGATTTTGCACCTTCTATCTATCAAATGGTATTTTTTACATTTTGATAGATGCGCTTACATGTGCTAACATGTATATTGAAAAAGAAAGTGAGTGATATTAATGAGTTTAAAAGATGTTTTAAAGAACGATAGAAAACAAAAAGAAATGACACAAGAAGAATATGCTAAGTTAATAGGAATAACAAGAGGTACATTATCTCATTTAGAACGTGGGAGAGAACCTTCTATAGATACTTCTAAGAAATTGTCCCAATATTTCGGGAAACCTATTACCGAACTAATAGGAAATAAGAAAATAAAAAAATTATCAACATTAGAAACTACAAATATGTTAATAGATAGTTTAATAAATAGAGGACAAATAAAAGATGTCCCTATAAGTGATGAAGTTAAACAACTTATATGGACATCTTTAGAGTTAGAAATAAAATTAAAATTGCAAATGTTAGAAACAGAATAGAGTGCTTTGTAAATCTAATAATTTTAGTATAGTTTCCTCCATGGTTTCTCCTTTAGTTTTATTCATCTAAATACCCCCTCGTGTGATAATACTAACACAAAAAATATAACTGGTAGATATATTTCCGACATTTTCCACGTTACTTTTTTGATGAATATTGTACAATTATAAGTGGTGATGTCGAATTGAGAAAACTTAGGACGAAACTAGGGTACACACAAGAAGCTCTAGGAGAAAGAATTGGAGTAGAACAATCTTATATAAGTCGATTAGAAAATGGAGAAATAGAATTTATGACAATAGGTAAATTAAAGAAACTATCTCGTGCTTTACAAATTACTCCTGTAAAGCTATTAGAGATACTATTAAAAGAAGGGAGGAATAGAAAAAATGGCTGTTTATAAGAATGAGAAAAGAGGAACTTATTTTTGTTCCTTTTATTATACTGATTGGACAGGTAAAAGAAAAAGGAAAAAGAAAGAAGGATTTAAAAGAAAAAAAGATGCGGCAGACTTTGAAAGAGAATTTTTAAATAAACAAAGCAATAATACAGATATTAATTTCGAAAATTTAGTAAGTATATATTTAGAAGATATTAAAAATAAAATAAGAATTACTACATATAACCAGAAAGAATTTATTGTAAATTCTAAAATAGTACCTTATTTTAAGGATTTGAAAATTAATGATATAACTCCTAATCATATAAGGAAATGGCAAAATGAAATAATAAATAATAATTATAGCGACACATATCTTAAAACGATAAATGTTCAATTAAGTGCTATATTTAATTTTGCTGTTAAATATTATAATTTATCTAGCAATCCAGTTGTTAAAGCTGGCTCTATGGGTAAAAAAAATGCTGATACAATAAACTTTTGGACAGTAGATGAATTTAAAACATTTATGCAATACATTAAAAAACCTATATATAAATTAATTTTTAATATCTTATTCTGGACAGGAATGCGAATCGGTGAATTAATGGCTCTTACATATAGAGATATAGATTTAGAAAATAAAATAATAAATATAGATAAAAGCTATACAAAATTAAAAAAGAAAGATATAATAGATGATCCTAAAACACCTAAGAGTACAAGGAGTATAACTATTCCAGATTTTCTATGCCAAGAAATAGAAGATTATAAAAGTAAAATGTACGAGATAAAAGAAAATCAAAGAATTTTTACTATGTCAAAACAAAGTGTAAATCAAATGCTGAATAGAATTTGTAAAAAGGCTGGTGTTAAAAAGATACGTATACATGATTTAAGACATTCACACGCTAGCTTATTAATCGAGTTAAATTTTACACCTTTATTGGTTTCCAAACGTTTAGGACATGAGAATATAGAAACTACATTAAACACTTATTCTCATCTGTACCCTAACAAAGATAGTGAAGTGGCGAAAAAATTAGATGAATTATTTTAGTACGTTTCAAGTACGGTTTATAAATTTCGATTTTTGTAAGTGTTGATATATAATGGGTAAATAAGGTTTTATTTATTATACCTAACCAACAATAGAAATTTTAAATATCGTTGTAAACCTCATAATACCATACCTTGATTTTCTCTCATACCACATTTCCAACCTGTTTTCTGTGAAACCAAATAAAAACCGTACGTTTTTAGTACGGTTTTTTATCTTTTAAATCTTTGTTTTCTATTCTGTTATGTTTATATCTAATACTCTATATTTACTTAAATCTTTTGTACATTCCATTTTAACTGTAAAGTTATTTCTTATTTTAGCACCGAAACTATTCTCTGCATCTACATAACCAGTTACATTATATATAACCATATCTTTGTTTTCGCTTTTAGCTTCTTGAATTTTATATTCTCCAAAATTCCAAGGGAACTTTGCTGTGCTTGGAGCTTTTAAACTCTTTTTAACAGCTTCTTGTGAGGTTGTTATTAAAATAGATTTTTTTTCTTCTTCTTTAGCTTTCTTATTAGCTTCTTCTTTAGCTTTCTTTTCTTTTTCTGCTTTAGCCTTTTTTTCTGCGGTTTGTTTAGCATCTTCTTTTTTTTGTTCTTGTTGTGTAGACGTGTTTTGTGCTTTTTTCTTATCTCCTGTGCCTTGTCCTAAACTTGCCAAAATGATAATTGCTAATACCCAAACCCACCACTTTTTATAAAACGGTTTTTTATTTTTCTTGCTATTTTCCATAATTTTCCCCCCCTTAATTTTACTATAACATATAATATATTCCATTATTAATTATATAATACATTCATATAAAATTCAAACTTTGTCCATATTGTTACAATCAATTTAAAAGAGATAGCCTTATTTAAAAAGCTATCTCCTTTGTTTTTATTTTAATTCTGCTAGTTTAATAATTTTATTGGTGTTTGGTGTTCGTAAATAAATAAATTTTTCTTCTTCGTGAACATTATATATAGATATCCACAACGGTCGGTTTTTATCCAAGCAATACATATATTCCCCATTCTCTGGACAATTATCGTCCGCAGGTTCAATCGCTTTAGCAACTCCAACGAACCTTGTACAAGCTCCGATTAACAGCCCTGCTATTAAGAATCTTATTTCCTTTCGCATTTTAAATTCCCTTCCCTTTCTTTTAATAGATTCCTAAGTTCTTCGATATCCTCTAATGTTGCAAAGTTTTTTATAAAACTTCTTGCGTGTGACCTTTTATTTAAGTATTTGGCATGTTCTTTATTTTTGCCATACCATTTTTTATTGGCTTCTGTTTGGTTATTTTTTGTCATTAAAATCATCCTTTTCAATTAACATACTTTTATTATACTATGCATAGTATAATAAGGCAATACCTTTTTATGAAATATTTGTAATAATTTTTCCCAATAAAAAAAGAGGTACTCCCATAAAAGAGAGTACCTATAAACTATTTTAAATTTCTAAATAAAGCGTTCCATGTGTTAGTTCCTACAATCCCATCTGCACTTAAATTACAATCCCTTTGAAAAGATTTTACTGCTGTTACAGTTCCACCACCAAAAACTCCATCTGCTCCATAAGAACCAACTGGATAACCTATATTTATAAGCATTTGTTGCAATGTCTTTGTTATTCCACCTCTCGCTCCTTGTCTGCAAGTTGGCGGAGTAGAAAAACCTTGTTTAGACATTTCGTTATAAAGTTGAGTTATTAAAGGGTGTTTCTTACTTGGTTGTGATGGTTTAGGGGTGCTTGGTTTACTGGTTGATGTTGCACTAGTAGTTTTGCCTACTAAACCTTTTACTATAGCATTAGCCACGTTCTCCGCATTAAATCTATTCATATCTTCTCTACTATCGCAGAAACAACATTCTATTAACATAGACTTCATAGCTGTGTGTCTTAATACATAAAGACCAGAGCCATCTTTTAAACCTCTGTTTGTATACCCTAAAGCGCAAATATTATTTAATACTTGCCTTGCCTGTGGTAGCTCCTTACCTCCATATGTAAATACTTCTGTACCTCTTGCACTTCCATTAAAACAATTAAAGTGAATAGATACATATAAATCTACATTGTTATTATTAGCCGTATTAGTTCTATAGCTTAAACTATCATTTAAGCTACTGCAAGTATCCTTATAACATTTAACAACCGTATGACCTAAAGCTTGTAATTTACTTATTACTTTTGTACCTACCTCTCTAGTTAAATTGGATTCTGCTTTTATTCCTACTGCTCCATAATCTGCTCCAGACATTGTATGTCCACAATCTATTCCTATTTTCATATAAATACCTCCTAATTATTTTAATAAAAAAAGAACAAGTATTAAACTTGCTCTCTCTTTTTTGTGGTTTGTTTTACAAGTTGGTTTCCATATACAGCAACACCAACACATAAAATACCTTGGATTACTGCATTTATATTTAGTCCCATTAGGAGTACAGCTCCTACTATACTGCATATAGTAAGTATCCACGGGATAACCCAATCTTGTATTTTTTTATTACTTTTTAGCATCAGCCCTAAAACGTAAAGAACAGGTATTAAAATAAATACCTGTTCTTTTATGTAATCTAATAAATTTATATCCATAGTTTACCTCCTTAAAATAAAAAACTACCTCTTATATAACATTATTTGGTTATTGTTATCAAAACTAGCAAAAGTTTTTGTTGATGGCGAAATGAAATTAGTGTAACTATACGCATCAGTCGAAAAAATTTCTTGGCAAAATCGAATTTGTGGAGTATGTGAATTATACATAGAATCAAAACTAGTATCTATAGTTGAATTTATTTCTATAGTTAAGCCTTTTGAAGTTGACCAAAAACTAGATAGCTTAGCATTTGCGCCATTTGAAATTTTCTTGTAATTTTTCATTTCATCCGTTGCAGCCATAGTTCTATCAGAATATGCAGTAAAATCGCTTGTTTTGTATAAATCTCTATTAATTAATCCATACATTGTATTTGCATATGGATCAATATTATATATTACATATGCACTCTGAACAGCTACACTTTTTACTATTTCTTTTGAACTTATCCTGTATTTTAACATTGCATTACTTGGATTCGGAGCATATATATATCCGTCATGAGCAACTACTGTTTCGCCACCAGTAATAAGGTCATAGGTCGAATAATCCAAAAAATCGTTTGTAACTAATTGGCCATTAGCTTTAAAACCTATAAGACCTCTAGCACCGCCCAAATTAACAATTACATAAATTGTGTTAGTGATAGGATCTTGAAAAGGTTGAGTTAAATTAATACTACCACTACCAGTTAAAGTTATTTTAGACAATTCACCTATTTTTGAACCTTGTTTATCATAGATACTTGCGTACATTCCACGACTACTATCTCTATAAGCAGCTACAAAACAATCGTTTAAAGTACGTATATTAGGGCCATCATAAAAATTTGTCAATGTTTCTACTAATACAGGAGAACTTTCATCATTTAGATTCAATTTGTATATTTCTTTACTGCTTCTATACATCATTATATCGTCATTAATATCGCCAGTTTTTGCATAAGATGATATAGTTTTGCTTTTCAAAAACTTAAATTTTTTCCCAAACATTGTATTGTTTTTTTTACCACCAATTAATCCATGTAATTCTAAAGTATTATCAGCATTAAACATTATATTAACTTCCTTCCTATAAATTCGCCCTCAGAATTATATATCAAATTCCACTCATATTGAGTATTGGTTGAGCTACCTGCAGGATAATATACAGCAATTCTTTGTTTAGTAAATAAACCATCACTATTTCTATTTACTAATTGAGAACTCATAATAACTTTATTATCTTTTGTTTTCCATACAATATATCCAAACAATCCTGTAGGTTCGTCTTTTTGAGAACGTTCCATAGTTGCAAATTGAAGTTTATATTCTATATATTTTATTTTTTCATCTTGTTCTTGATCTTTTGATTTTATATCTGTAATTTGTGTCGTCTTATCAGCCAATCCTACATCTATCTTATCCCAATTATCATTTAAAGCTTGTTGTACATTAAAAGTTGTTGTATTAAAATCGTCTGTTTCTTTATCGTATTTGAATAACTTTAAATGCTCTGTCTCTTTACTCAATATATATCCCCCCTAAAATGCAAAATTACTTAATGTAGTATTTTCTAATGTTGTCAAAGTCATGGCTTCTACATCTTTTAATAATAAATAAGCAAATAAATAATCTACAGCCAGATGACTTGGCTTAGATAAATCTATTTGTTTTTTTAAGCTGTCCAAATCTGTAGGTATTCCATATTCTCCAATAAATTTAAGAACTATTTTACCATCTATAAAAGATACTTTCACATTACCATTCTTCCAGCTATTGCATATTGCTTGTAATAAGTTTAAATCTGCTTTACCTTCACTTTTCCACCTAGCTGCTATGATAGAATTTTTTTCATCCTGTTTTAAACTAGGGTCTAGCTTAATTCCCATCTCACTAGCCAATAAATCAGCTCCCCATGTCATTGTAGAGAATTTAAATTGTTTTTTTATATCTTCTAAAACATCTTCTATTGTGTCCATTTCTAAACCGCTCGAATTACAAAGTTCTATAATGTAAGGGTCTTTTCTAACACGTTTATGTAAGTTGTTTATTAATTGTTGTGTTGTAGCCAGTTTTATCACCTTCTTTAGAGTTCTGAATGGATAACCCTCCGATAATAGCGCCTAGTAATAAAGCTGTTATGATCCCTATTACTATTTGTTTGGTTGTTAACCTATTCTCTGTATTTTTAGAAGTATCTGTATCTATTTTATTTACTTTGTTAGTCAATTCTTTTACATCTTCCTTGGTTTCTTTTACATTGTCTGTTAAAGTTTCTAATATAGTTGTTAATCTAGTGGTTACATTGTTATTCTCCTCTGTTAAAGTGTTGTTTTTATCTAGCATTTTTGAAAAGTTATCTAAATTCACCTTTATTTCTTTTACATCTTCGGTCAAATGGTCTACCCTATCTAAGTATTTAATATAATCTCTATCCGTTTTACTTACATAGTTTTTTTCTATAGTTTGTATTTTGTCTTTTATATATTCTATCTCTCTTAAATTATCCATACCTCACCTCACACTAATGTCACTGTACCCATAATTGCGACTTCCTCCTCGCCTACAATCACGTTTTCGCTTAGGCTTCCATTTACTTTTACATTAGTTGCATCTAATACACCATCCGCACTAAGTATTAAGGAAATTATTTTAGCATGGCTTACATAATTTATAGTTGTAGAAAATGCAATTTCTTTTAAGTATTCTGTTATCTTATTGGAAATATTTGCTTTTATTTCATCATCTGAATAACCATTAGCCTTGGTTATCGAACATTCTATATCTATGTTTTTAGCTGTAGCACTAACTACGGTACAATAATTGCCTATAGCACTAGCGCCGGCGCCAGTCCCCCATAAACTCCATGTATTTGTATTAGTATCTAGCAAGCCTTTAGGGTCTATGTATTCCTGTACTGTATTAACTAAATCTGTGCTGGCTGGTTGCATATTGGAATCTATAATTATAACTTTTACTGTTAAATCGCCGTTCCAAAGTGGTATTACTTTAGCATTGCCGACCCCTGTTACACTTTTAGCCCAATAAATAAAATGTGCTTGGTTATTAGATGTAATAGGATTCTTTAAAGATTCGTAGTATCGTTGCTTTAAAGCTTCGTCTGTTTCTTCTTCGAACCCGTCGTAACTGGCTTCGTTATTTGTTACCGCTGTAAAGCCTTGTATAGTGATTGGAAATTCTGTAACACTATTAGCCCCGACCATACCTACGTTCCCAGCTTGGGTACACTCTGCTAATATAGTGCCTGTTTCTGTTATTTGTTTTGTTTCTAAACTTGCAAATTCTATATTGTTTGGTGTGCTGAACAAATCTCCTTTATTTATGATGCCTGTTCCCGTTAAAGTTAAAATTACTTTTGCTCTTGTTGCTACTTTTCTAACTATGCCTTTATTATCATAAACCCTTGCAGTTAAATCATCACCGCTTAGGTCTTTAACTAACCTTAAATTGGCTATAGATAAAGCATATTGATATAAATTAGATAACTCTATAGCATTAGTTTTAGTTATATCATAAGTAGGATAACCTTGGCTTTTTTCATAAACATTTGATATATTCCCTAACATATCAGTTATTAACTGTTCCTCTGTCTTTACATTTACACTCAACCTTCCACCTCCTAAGCACTTATATTAATAACCTCATCATTCTTTAAAACAACATCAAATTGAACATTTAATATTGTTTTCTCTTGTGTAGTTGTAAAATTTTCTATGTGATCTACATATCTATGTTTTTTAACTGCTTCTTCAATTTCTCTTTGTAGTTCTGAAAGAATAAATGCATTTCTTTTCTTCCCTGCTAAATCCTCTATATTACAATAAAAGTCTGTTCCTTTATAAACATTGTATTTATCTTTATAGGTTAACAATATCCAATGTATCCATTGTTCGAGTGCTTGTCGTTCTGTACACTCCACGGGTTTGCCATCTTTAATTACATATCTATTATTTTCAAAATCAAATAAAAAAACCTTACCCAATTTGGATAAAGTCTGTTCTTCTTCTATTTCTTCTACTTCTTCAATTATTATATCTTCTTCGGGTAACAAAGCCATTTTATCACCTCTTTATATTTTATCTATAATAAAAAAATGTTGGTTGCTTTCATCTGCAATAACCAACACCGTATCATTATTTTTTAATATATTACTATATGTTATTTTAGCATTGTAACTAGTATTATTTAATTCTATTGTTCTTTCCTCTACTCTATCTTTTAAAGTGTTGCATAATGTAGAATTAGAAGTATCTAAATATGTTTTATCATCTTGTATAGCTATTATGTAGTTATTTCCTCCTTGTAACACTATCCCTGTTGTGGCTCCTATTTTATTCTTATTATTTCTTTCTTTTAGCCATTGTGCAAATTCTACGTCATAGTTCATTCAGATACCTCCTAACTAAAATCTATTGTTATCCCTATCTTATGTATATTATTATTTAAAGTGTGCTGTGTGCTTTTTATTCTATACCAACCATTTACACCGTATTTACCTAAGTTAACTCTAATTAATCTATTGCAATTTATATAAATTCCTTTTCCAGTATCTATTGTATTAAAAGTTAATTCTTTTTTAGTTTTATTCTTTTCCCTCAACTCATTTCTAGCTATATTATAAGCTTGACTTTTATTTTTATCTTCTACACTTATAATATCCGCAAGTTCTCCATAAGTTTTAATGTTCTTTGTATCTTTTATATCTGACATAATTTTGCCATCATTATTCACTGCTATGATTCTATTTTGCATATCCTCCATACTTCTGCTAACACTATAATCTTTTTCGATTAACACAGTTGAATTAATTTTTAAATCTATTAATCTGTTTATATAAAGTGTTTTCCCTTGCATTTCCATTATGTAATTTGTTCCTATTTCTCTTTTGCATTGTTCTAAAATATCTTTTATTATATCGCTCAAAGTTTCTTGGTAATATAACTTATTTATTCTAGTACCTAACCATGTAATACTATTGTTAATACCAATCTTTTTACATACTTGTTGTAAAGCAGTTTTTGCATACACATTTCTAAATTGCATTACATATTTATTTTTGTTTAAATAGAAAGCGTAATCCATTGCGGTGTAACTATGTATATTTTCTTTATTTGTTTTGCTAACTACAATACCTTCGAAAACTATAATTTTGTCTTTTTTCAGTATTATTTTGCTTCTTCCCTCTGCTAGATCTAATATAGAGTCAAAGCTCAAAGACGTTGCTAGAGTACCTATATCGTTAGACCAACTTAGATTATTGCACTTCCCTATTATCTCTTTAGTTATATAGCCTTTCCCAACTATATAAGAAGTGTATAAGTACCACATTATCTTATCTCCCTATACTGTTTTAAATCTAGTTTATAGGCTACATCACCGTTTATAAGTTCGTGCCAGCTTATATTTTCTATACTAACTAACCAATTTAACAACTCTTGCGGTAGAAAATTATTCTTATTTCTATTTATAACAATCCTAAGTGGTTTTTCAGTGTTTTGTGCTATATTCCACATATTAATCAAACGATAAGGATTAATTTGGCTCTTTGCCCATCTGTATTTGTTTGGATATGCAGGCAACCAACTTTCTAAATTAAAACTTATTAAACTAACTTCTCCTAGAAAGTTATATTCTCCGTTATTGAATGTTTCAAAAACCTCATTTTTAGCACTTTTACTAAGTTCGGGCATTTCTTCTGGTAAAATAGGAAGTTCATAGGTTTGTTTTCTATCTAATGTACTAAAATATATATTTGCCATGCCACACCTCCTAAATAAAAAAAGGCATAGCTTAAAGCCACACCTTTACATGTTTTGCATTGATAATTTAATTTGATTTACTATATGTTGTCCTGCTTGATTGAAAAATTCTTCACTTCCAACGTTGCCTGTAAAATATATGTTAAATGTAGGACTTGAAGCACCATTCATTAATTCTCTTGACTTATCTGCGGGGATTATTGTTTCACCACTAGATAGTTTTCTTAACTCTCCACCTTCTTCGTTAATTAATGCCATGCCTGCTGGAGAATATTGTGTCCCTTTAGCGAAATGAGGTATTTCGGATACACTTCCTATATTAACCCCCGGAACTTTATTGGCTTTTGATATAACTTTATTAACACCACCTATGAACCCATTCATTAAGTCAATGCCACCATTTATGATGCTTTTTATTCCGTCCCATATTCCTTGGAAAATTCCCATTACGGTATCCTTTATATTAGTAAATATACCTGCACAAATTCCAATTAAAGCAGAAAATCCACTACTTATTGTACTGGCTATATTGCTAACAACACCGCTTATTGTACTTGTTATGTTGTTCCATATACTAGTTATAGTGCTCCAAATTGAGGACATAATTCCACTTACAGTTCCATAAATGGCACTCCACATACTAGATATAACGCCCCAAATTGCAGACATTACACCAGACACAACCCCGGCAATAGTATTCCATACATTTACTATAGTGTTCCAAATAGCCATTGCTATTGTTGTTATAGTTGTCCATATAGCTGTCCATACTGTTGTTATGACATTCCATATAGCCATTAATATAGGTTGTATCACGCTCCATACATTAGTCCACATTGTTACAATGGAGTTCCATATCCATGCTCCTACGACTATTATTACAGCTAATATGCCTTTAAATACTGCTTCTATAAACAATCCGATAGGTGTAAGTATTGTTACAATAACATTCCATATAGTTGTGAATACCGTAACTATTGTAGTCCATATACTTGTAAGCACTGTAGAAATTGTAGTCCAGATAGCTGTAAAAATTGTTGTTATTGTAGTCCATATATTTGTAAAGATATTAACTATTCCTGTCCATATATTTGTGGCTACTGTAGAAATCGTAGTCCAGATATTTGTAAAAACTGTTGTTATTGTTGTCCAGATATTAGTGAACACAGTTGTTATCGTAGTCCATAAAGCTTGGGCGCCTTGCTTTATTTTATCCCAGTTTTTCCATAGTAATAATCCGATAGCTATCAATCCAGCTATAGCAATAGTAAGCCACCCCACGGTAGTTAGCTTTAAGGCTCCATCTACTAACACAACCGCTGTTTTAATTCCTTCTATTGCTAATTTTAAAGCCTTAACAACTTTAATAGCAGAATATAAAGAAAAGAAGACTAAAGCAAAGTTAGCTATTGCATCTTTATGCTCTACTATAAAAGTTATAACCTTGCTAATGACATCATAAACCTTTGTAAAAACTTCGCTTGCTTTATTAGCTATTGCATCCATAGTACCATCGCTCTGCCATTGTTGCAAAGTGTCAGCTACTTGCTTTATTTTTCCTTTCAGTTTTTCCATTATAGAACCTTGTTTTATGGTTCCTTCATCTGTCAAGCCTACTATTTTAGCCAAACTATTTTTAACAATTCCTGTAACTGTACTCCACATACCTTTAGCTGTTTGTGCGAGCATTTCTGCTCCGCCTTTGTAACGCTCGTTCATTATGGCTAATAAAGCTTGATTAAACTTTTCTTGGTCTACAATTTGCCCTTTTTGGTTTATTACTTCTTGCCCTCTAAACATTTCGTTACTTTTTTTAGCTATATCCGATTTTTTGATCCCAAACTCTTTCAATCTTTCTAGTTCACCAGTTTGAGCATCTATAAAAGCTTCTACTGCTTGCATAAGGGGCTTATTGGTTGCCCCTGCCATATCTCCTATTATCCCTAGATTCTTTTGTGCGGAAAGTCCCATAGCTTCTAAACGAGCGCTTCCTTCTACAACTTCACCTGTTTCAAATGGGGTAGCGTTCGCCAATTCCACCGACCACTTCATAATTTTTGCGGCTTTCTTAGCATCTTTGGTCGCAGTCATGAGTTGAGTTCTAAACCCTTCCATGTTCATCCCTTCGCCAATACCAGTTTTTAAAGCCATACCGCCTAAGGCACCAGCTATAACTGCACCAGCTTTTATTGCTTTATCTCCAATCTTTTCAAAATGGTCTTTGGATTTTTGAGCAAAAGAAGCAACCTGTTGGGATGCTCTTTTTGCTTCTTTTGTTATGCCTTCTATGTTTTTATTTACTTTAAGTAATCCGCTACTCATTTGGTCTCGCAGGGATAAAACAACACCTATAGTCTTGGAAGCCATTCTTCTTACCTCCTTTCTTATTTATTTCTTACCAAATATAGCTTGCAGTTTTTGGTTATCATATTCTATTTGTTCCTCTATCTCAATTTTCATGCTGTTAATGAAAAACTCTTTTTCAAGTCCATCTAAATTAAGAAGGTAGTCAAGGCGCTGCCCTCTGCAAATAAAATAAGAGACCCAATACAGTTCTCCATATCGCGCCTTTTTACCACTACCTTCTTTTATTAGTTTTTTACTTTTTTACTTATCTCTTGATCTTCAAATTCTTCATTCACTTTTTGTGCTAAATTAATTGTGTCATCTATCCCAAATATTTTCACTGCAACATCATAAGGCTCTGCTGCTTCTACTGCTGTTATTAATTCTGGACTATGTAAAAATTCGCAAGTATTATATAGTAGTTCTTTACTTGCTTGCAACATATTACTATAATCTATTTTTGTTATATTTTCATCCTTACTTACATTTACGCTATTTGCTAAAACACTTTTAAACTCTAAAAGTTCCGCATCTGTAGGTCTTTTAAATGTTAGTAACCCAAAACCTTCTACTTCTATTTCTGCAACTTTCTTTCTTTTACTGTATTTATCGGTTGCCTTTTTAATAAAATCTTCCAATCCTATCTTTTTTGCTTTATTCATAAATTTTCCCCCTTAGATTAATTCTAAATATTCAAAACTAGAAGCTGTGAATGGTAGTTCTTCCTCCACCATTGCCCCAGCCTCCAACTTGGCAAGTTGGAGTTCTGTAAATGTAACATCCTCTAATTTTAACCTTTCTATTTTATTACCATTCTTTGTTGCAGTAGCAACGATTATACTTATATCTGGCATATCTAAAGTTCTAAAACCTTCTGCCAGTAATCTTTGTGCTCGTGAATCTGTTTTTTTGATTGTAATAGTACCTTCGATACTATTACCTGTAATTTTAGTATATTTGTTTGAATCTCCCACAAATCTTATATCTTCGGTCTCCAAGCTGCACTTGGCTTCTATGGAAGATAAATTCCCCCATAGTTCTGTATTAATCCAAACACGCCCTTCATTCCCGCTAATAACTTCATTCCCTTTATTAGTAGCCATAAAACCCCTCCTATTCCATTGTTATAACTAGTGTTAAATCAGTCATGCTTGTTAAGATTTTTATATTTGCGCCTAGAAATAATTTCCTTTTAAAAGTGTTATTTTTTACTGTGGAATCATCCCATTCTTTAGCTTCTACCTTTCCACTGCCTACCCATGCTTTTCTTTGCGCTTCTATATCTATAAAACTTTCATTATTATAAGAACTGTCTAATATATCCCTTGCAGCTAGATTACTAAAGTAAGTATTAACTGCGCTTACAAATAGCATCTGATTATCTAGCTTATTTTTGAATTTACCTATGTAATTATTTTTAAATGTTTTTCTTATATCATCTTTAATTAAATCTACTGTTTCAATTACTTCAATTAAAGAAAAATCCTCGTTTTTATCATCATTAAATGTAGTTAGGGAATTTACTCCTAACCCGATTTTTACGATATTTTCATCATTTATTAATACAAGCTTTCCTGCTTGTATTTCTTGGTTTGGATTAGCTGGCTCTAAAACAGACTTTAAGTTTTCCATAACCATATATGTTGTTCCTGCATCTGTTCCCGCACTAGCTATATATCCTAATAAAGTAGGTAAAAATTCGTATCCATCTTTTTCTCCTCTAGTATTATCTTTAAAAGTTACTTTTGTATTTCCTAACACTACGATACCTTCATGGTCGGGTGCTGTTGTAGGGTCATACACTATAGCTTTAAAAGTCTTTTTATCTATATCCCTTCTTGTCTTTGTCCAACTAACTAAAGCATCATAATCTGTCTTAGTTTCTGAAACTAAGCTAACCCAACCAGTTGAATAATAACCTTTAATTATGTCTAAAGCATCTGTAATAGTTGCTTCTAAATCTACCCTTACAACAATAACCTTGTTAGGGTTTCCTAGTAAGGCATCTTTAATATGTTGCAAATTAATTGCTGTATACTTTGTTTTGTCTAGTTCTAATTCAGCTAAGTTTTTATATTCTACTCTATTAAAAGTTTTATCTGTATCATCTTTTATAATTAAAATAGCATTGTCACCCTTTTGTAAAAATGTTGTGGCACGTTGTTTAAAAATAACGTTAATATCTGGTAATGTATTAGCCATTTAAATACCTCCTATTTCTAATTCTTCTAATTCCTCACCTGTTTGCTCTTTTGCACTCATTGCATAAAGTTCAGTCAATGTTGCTATTAACAAACCTTCTTCGCTTCTTGAATCGAATTCAATTTCATTGGTAGCTATGTGGTAGTCATCATCAATTTTGATGCTCTTTTCAAAAATTCTACTCAATAAATCTTGAATTTCTAATAATTCAATTTTGCTTTGTTCACGATTTTGGGCAAAATAAAAAAGCCTAACATCAAAGAATCTTTGATTGGCTTCTGCATTTAATAACCCTGTTCTGTTTTCTGTAAAATCTACGTAAAAACTAGGTCTTATAACCTTTTCTCTTATATCTGTAGACACAAAAGGTATATCTTTGTAAGTTGTATCTTTTAAACCTTCTTTCACTTGTGTAACTATAGCTTTATTTATCTCTTTAAGTGTTACAATTGTAATCACCTCCATTCTTAAATTGTATCACCCTTAAAGCCTTAAAAGTTCTCAATAAGTTCTCAAATGTGTATTATCTAATCAAACAGTTCGTCTATAAAATCATCTATATCCGTATAATACTCTCCATTAAAAGCCTGTGCCGAATCCTCTATAAAATGAAAGCCGGGAATGAATTTTTCATCTCCATTCCTAGCTTTATGTATCCAACCATTATTTAATAAATGTGCATGAGGTGAACTGTTATAGGCTCTTATAGCTAAATCTTTGCCTTTGTACTTATATAGTTTCCCTGTTTTAAATCCTTTTTTTAAATTACCTGTTTCTTCTCCTATTCCTTTAGAAGCAAAAGTAGCTTTATTTTTTTTATTCAACTTTCTAGCTTCTTTTCTTAAAAAAGCTTTTGATTTTTTAGGGAAGTCTTTTTTAGCTGTATTTAATAAACCTTTACTGAACTTATCTAATTGTGTAGTATCAAATCCATTAGCCATATTACATCACCGGATAATTGTATTTTTCTAAGAGTACTTTTCTTATACCTTGCATTTTTTCAAAACATTCAGCTTTAACTTTATGTAATTGATCTATTAAATCATTTGCTTCCTCTAATTGCCTTTTTATCCCCTCATGTTCTTCTTTAAGTTCATTATATTTTTGTACTAATTGTTCTTTTTCCCATTCTCTTAATTCAAAATCACCCATTTAGCACCTCTATTCATATTTTATTTTTACTAAAAATTCTATAAAATCATTGTTTTTGAAATCTCTTTGAAAATATTCTACTTCGTATTTATTGCCTTCTTTGTCTTTAAAAAACATATTAACTTCGGGATTTTTAACGCTTAATTTTCTGCACCTTATTTTATGTGTTACATTGGAATACTTTATTTCTGTGTTAGGTATAGTGTTCACACTTCCGCTAGTAGGAATAACTTTACACCAAACATCTTTTATCTTACCTTCTTCTCTTATTGTTTCACCTAATTCATTTTCGCCCTCCACCATTCCCCACAACTCCAACGGTGTATTGTATTCTCTTGTTTCCATTTAACACCTCGATTCTGCTAAAAAATTTAAAAATAGTTTTTCTTTATGCTTACTTTTATACGTTTTAAAAATTCTATTTCTAAATATTTTCATATGGATTAAATCTCATTTGGGTTATAAAAGACCTAGCTATATATTTATATTTTTCATTGTCTTTTGTCGTTAGTTCTCTATTGTCAAACATATCTTGTATTATAAACATAGAAAATAATTTAGCTCTTGTTTTAAATCTATCTATCTGTATTTTAGTATCAAAGTCGTCTACAGCATCACGTATATATTCTGTAGCGTTATCTATACATAGTTCCAAAAAGTTGTCCTCGTCGTCATAATCAATTCTTAAAAACTGTTTAACTTCTATTAATGTTAAAATATCCATTACTTATCACCTTTTTTAACTTCTTCAGCATAAGAAAAAGCAATCAGCTTTTCAGCCAATTGCTTTGGTAAATTTCTAACTTCTCCTATATGAAAATCTTTATATCCTTCTCCTGTACATTCTATTCTTGCTTTAACTTTCATTTAATCACTCCTAAGCTATTGTTACTTGTCCGTACACAAATGCTTCAGAATCTTTTGTTACAACTTGTAATCTTTCTATTGCTCTAAATAATGTTACATCAGTTAAGTATGCATCACCAGCAACATCACTAGCCATAATTGAAGTTCCTTCTCTTTGGAACATGATAATAGCTTCTTTTAAATCTCCTATTATAACAGGTGCTTTTGTGCCACTTGTAGTATCATTTGGTAAATCTTTATTACTAACAATTATTATATCTAATCCGTTTAACATTTTGCCAGTTGGACTAGATACGGAAGGCTGTAATAAATAGTTATTATCACTATCTTTTAGTTTATCTAAATAGTCAAAACCGCTTTGATTAGTTATTATACTAGAAGTGTTCCTAAAAGCTGGATCAAGTGTTACATTTATAACTGTTTTAATATCATCTATACCAGCTAAAGCAGTTTTAGCTTTTTTATTTAATTCAGCTAATATTAATTTATTTCTTGTAACTCTGCTTTCATCTCCTACCCAAGTTGATAAAGTAGATGTTATCGCTTGGTCGCTATCTTTTAATAATTCATTTGTAACTTTCATAAAACCTGCATACTTTTTAACAGAGTAAGGTAATTGTGTAAATTGTGGTGTAGCTTTTTCTGTTATAGCTCCGTTTTCGTCAACTTCTGCGAAACCTGTTTGTTGTGCTCTTGTCTTAAATACCCTTGAACCACTTAAAGTATTTACACTCTCTATTGTTATGTAGTTTTGTAAAGCATCTTTGCTTTCTCTTAGTTCATTTATAGTGGTTTGTATATCCTGTGGAACTGTATACCCTCCATCAGTGTTAGAACCTTCGCTCATTGCATTTTTTATTTCAGTTGAAGTAAATTTGGTTCTTAACCCATTTACAAAAGCCTTTTTATAATCTTCTTTCTTATTTTCTTGCTTTTGTCCTTCCAATGGTGTAGCACCTCCGTTGTTTATTTTATCTTCCATTTCTTTTCTTTCTTCTTCTTCGATATTTTCTTGCATTGTTATCTTAGCTTTTAGAGTTTCTATTTCTTTAGCTTTATTATTTATGTCCTCTGCTGTAACACCTTCTTTATTTATTAGTCCTTTTGCTTCATTCTGTAACCCTTGTAATTCTTGCTTCATTTCATCTGACAATTTCATTAATTCAACACTCCTTTTTAATTTTTTGCAATAAAAAAACAGCCTATAGGTTAAGCTGTAAATTTAACTTTGCTTTCGCAATTTCTAATTCTTTTTCATTTATTTGTTTTTCTTCTTTAAACTCATTCCTTAATTTATTTATTATTTGTGGTGGTATCACTCCGCTGTTAAAACTAGCTACTATTTTGTTATCTTCGTCGAACATAATTTCATCAACGAATCCTTTTTCTTTAGCTGTTTTAGCATCTAGCCATGTTTCTTTAGACATCATGTTTAGTAATTCATTTTGTTTAAGACCTGTTTTAAGTATGTAAGCATTAGCTATACTTTTGTCTATCCCTTCTAATATCTCTGCACCTTTTGCAAAGTCTTCACTATTCCCAGCACTTATCATACTAGCTTTATGTATCATTATTTGAGCAGTAGGTGACATTTTTAAATTATTAATCCCCATTGCTATTACAGACGCCGCACTTGCACATAAACCAACAATTTTACCTGTTACTTTCCCTTTATGGTCTTTTAATAGGGAATATATTTCACTTCCTACAAATACATCACCTCCGCCACTATTAATTATTACTTCTATTTCTTCATTCTTTTTAGCTTTATCCAATGCTTCTTCTATATCTCTAGGACAAGTTGAATCCATGTCGAACCAATTGTAAACCTTCTTATCGTCATTGCTTATAATTGTACCTTTAATGTTAATTTTCACTATTCTTTCTCACCACCTTTCCACTGGATACCAGCCATTTTCATTGGCATATAATTACCATTGCCAACCAATTCGTCGCCACCCTCTCTTCTTGGTAGATTTTCTTTATCTCTACACTCATTTGGTGTCATTATTGAATTATTTACAGCTACTGCATAAGCATCTAATCTAGCTTTAAAAGAACTTCTTAAAATAGCATCTACATTAAAATTAAAATAAAAATTATCTTGTTTTTCTTTATTTGTAAATAACTTAATAGCTAATTCCTGCTCGTACTGGCTTAGTATAGGAAGTAAAGTATCTTTATACATACTTTCCTGTTGTAGTTCTACATTTGCATAATTACCCTTGTCATAATCATTAAGGAATTGAGGTTTTATGCCAAAGGCACCAGCTATTTGTAATGCATTATATTTGTTTAATTCCAAAAATTGGCTATCCGTTAATTTGGAACTTATATTACTAGCTGTCATTCCTAGTGGCAAAGGTATAAATTTACCAGTACTTTTACTGCTAAAGCTTTCTAAATTTCCCACTAGTGCTTCTTCTGCCTTTTTGTTTAAATCTCCAGTATAATGTACTATTATTTTATCTGTTATCATGCCATTTTTAGTTAGCTCATTCAAAAATTTATTAGCATATTGTGCTCTTGTAATGTAACTTTCTAATATTCCTCTTACAGATAACCCGACTATACCTTCCCCATTTTGTGTTATCCAACTTTTAAAATGTAAAACCTCGTCTTGTCGCATTGTATACTGTTTACCTGTTCGTGGGTCTGTATAAACATACCACAACGCGTTCTTTTGCTTAAATATACCCTTGTTGTCTATGTAAATTCGTACGGAGTTACTAGGTAATATCCAAAGATGTTTAACATTTCCATTTATTTCTTTTTCTATATACACAAAAGCATTTCCGTGGTGATTTCTAGCAAATTCCACACAACTCCAAAAGGTATTAGCACTATAATATGGGTTAGGTTGTAGCCTTAATATAGAATTAAGGTAGTGCATTTGTTTTTCATTTCCGTTTGCAGTTTCTTTATATATTTTCAAAGGTAGTTTGGAAATTGTTTCGGATAGTATTCTTAAACATGTAAAGTATGTTATTTCTCCTATTTTGCTAGGGTCTATTCCATCTACATTTATCCCTAACATTTGTAAGAACTCTTTATCTTGCATAGATACAGTAGTATTATTAACTATTTTATTTAAAAACCCCACTTATTCACCTCCTCTCATGTCTGGCAAATAGAACCCCTAATATTGTTAAAATAGCACCTAAAACATACATTCCTGCTATGTAATTTATTAAAAAAGTGCTAAATATAATAAAGAATATACCTAAAATAAATAAAACCTCTGGTATATTCTTCAATAAAACTTTTATTAAATTTTTAATTTCTATCACCACCGTAAAGTCTGTTTATGTATTCTTCACTAGCATACTTGTTAATATCTACTTTGTTTTCTTGTTTAAACATTACTTTGTGTGCATCAATAACCGCATCACATGGGTCAATTCTATTCTCTGTCAAGTCTTTGTCTATTTTCCTTTCTTTAAATGAGTTGTAAGTTAATTTAGCATTGGCAAAACTCCATCTTAATAGCCTATTCTTTTTATTGTATTTTAATTTATGCCCTTCTATAAGTAACCCTATATCAACAGTAGCATCATTTAAAGATTTACAACTTTGAGTTATCATTATAGGGTCTGCTATATCTTCTAAATCGCTTAAAAAAGCATCCGCATTGTGAGGGTCATAAGCAACTGATTGAGGTTTTAAATTATATTTTGCTATTAATTTTTTTAAATATGAAATTATATACTTATAATCTGTTTTTATTCCTCCTAATGTTTCAGTAAGAGTAATTAATTCATCTTTAACCCATAACCTGTATGGTGCTTCATCTGTTGTTTCGTGTTCTAATAATCTGTTTGAAGGCATAAAACTATGTGAGTGTACAAAATACTCTCCATTTCCCAAATTAAACTCTAAAGCTAAAGAGGTTAAATCTCCACCGCTTGACAAGTCTAAACCCACTACACATTCTTTTCCTCTCATATCTTCAAGTGTTAAATCACTTTCACAGGCTAATACGTCACTTGGCTTAGCGAATTGTCTTTCACTAAATTCAACCCATACATTTAAAGCTTTAGTCATGAAGTCTATTAAATCCTTACCTCTTTTTATTTTTGCTTCCTTGGCTTCATCTTGTAGTATTTTAACAGCTTCCATATCATAACTACCATCAGCATTAAATAAATTAAGTGGATTAGCCTTACCCCAATTCTTCCAATTCCATATATTTTCGCCTTTTATATCTTCTTTATCCATTTGGGCTATATAGATAAAAGTTGCTTCCTTCTGGTGTATACCTTCGAGAATCTTAACACAAAAGTCATAGTGTTCTTTGCAGAAGGATTTTAAGTCAAATCCAGCTGTTGTAATGGCACTAGTTAAGCATTGTTTAAGTTTTCTTTGTCCACCTTTAGCTAACTTATACATTTGATTATTCTTATGCGCATGTAATTCATCAATAACGGTTAAGTAGCTTCTAAATCCATCCATGGACTTTGTATCTCTACCAATGTAATATATTTCTGTTCCAGTTCCATAAGAAATAATCTTTCTATCTGTATAAACTTTAAAAGCTTCTGCCAAATCCTCGTCTGCTCCTATGAATTTAACTATTTCATCCCAAACAATCTTGGCTTGGTCTGCTTTTGTAGCACAAGTAATAATACGTCCATTCCTATAACCATCAAAACCACCCATATAAGTGGCTAGTATTCCATTTAGCAATGATTTACCATTTTGCCTACCTAATTGTATGTAACAATCTCTAAACCTTCTGTATCCATTGTTGTTATACCAACCCATCAATGACCCTAATATAAAGCATTGAAAAGGTCGTAATATTAAAGGCTGTTTTTCTTCTCCTTCATCTATTATTAATGTTTCTGCAAAATCAATTATTCTTTGGCTCTCTGGAACGTCCCAATAGTATTCAAAAGGTTCTTTTAATACGTTAAGTTTACTTTTCTTTAAATCATTTATATGCCTTTTACAAGCTAGTTTTACATATTCACCAGCTATTATTTTATTGTCTAATACATCAATGCAATATAGTGTGGCTCTATCAATTATTTTTCCCTCTGCAACGTCTTTTAAATATTTATCTACAGAATTTAACAAACTTATTCTCCTTTCCAGAATCATTGTCTGGAATTACTAGTTTAAGCCTGTCACTTATGGATAATCCCATTTTACTGGAACATTTCATAATGGTATCTATGTACTTATTTTGTGCCATTACTTCCGCCGATACTACCTTATTCTCTTCGCCTTTAGTATTTGTATAATACTGTATTGCTCCATTGGTTTGTATAGCTTGTGTAAGTTGGACATAGTTTGAATAAGCATCACAATATATTGCCAACACTGTAACGTCTATATTTGAAATTAAATCAAGTTCTTTTAATTCCGTAGCTACTCTTTCAAATTCTTCTTTAGCTGTATCGTCTAGCCAATTGGGGCAAAAAATTTTATCTGAATTGCCTTTTAATTTCTTTTGCATTTCTTTTCTTGTTTGTAACTCTTTTTTACTTCTATGCCCTGCTAGACTTTCAGCTGTTTTTTTGCTTCTTCCTGCTATTTTTTATACCCCCTTTCAAAAGGCTTCATCCTGTCTCTTATACACATCTGACGCTGCCG